CTCTAGCTGGTTTGTGTGTGGTATAAATTAAACTACTACTAAACTATAATAAAAATACTAAACTACATAGGAATATCGTAATCTTTGTACAATATACATCGAGCCACACGTTCAGAAATTTGGTCACCAACTCGCAAATCACGAATGAGTTGGGTAAAAGTGGCTAACTCCTCATCACCTAAACGATATCTCTTCTTAATACAACTCTCAACATCGTAATCAGTAAAATCGCCCAGGTGATCAAAGATTTTAACACTAGCATGACATGCCTCAGTTACACTGGTAGAGTGTGAAAACCTTTCGCGCAATGCAGTAATAATGGAATAAGAGGGTTGCCACTTATAACCATTAATCTGAGCTGACAAAAACATGTCCATCCGCTCAGCATTTGACAAAGCGCTAAAATGCGCTGGAGTTAAACCAAGTTGATCACAACGCAAAGCGTCATCAACTTTTCCAAAATTTCTTATTATTGCACCCGGAACCAGCACAGGGATGCAAACCTCCCCAATGACACAAGGAAACCTTTTCAAAAAAGTCATATCCTCAAAAATCTCACACTCATCAAGAGTGACAGAATGACCTATAAGTGATGCTCCATGTATTATACTCTCATTAATAGTTAAACGCCCCTTAACTAATTCAGAGAAAACAGAACACGCTATAAGCATTGAACCAACATGATTCAAAACTGATGTGAGAACTGTCCCTGACCCTTCAAATGGGGTGTTAAATTGCATAGTAAAATACTCATCACTACACTCCGGATTGGATACAACAAAAGGCAATAAACACTGTTGGGCTAATCCCAAAGCAAAAGACTGGTTCCAAGCTGAAAGGAGGTAATAAACTACTAAAAAAGCGGGCGCATCCTGTGATGAATCATTACTCTTAACATCAACATTATACATGAATCGTTGACCCCGAACATTCCCTGAATAAACTGAATCATCAGAATGAATCAATACACACATGTGATTTGGGATATCCATAGCATCCCTTAACTTCAACATATATGTCCCTAATTCAACCTCATCAAGTTTAGTCATAACTATTAACTCCAAAGTAAATGGTTGGCCTTGATCATCATACAACAGATAATTACGGCACCCATTTAAACAAACTTTAAGATACTCTGGTAGTTCATTAGCATACATACAGCCAGAACCATAGGCCATATACACACGGGGCACTTTTCCATGTTTTGCACTCTCTCGCTTCAAACTCACTTTCAGCCGTCTAACCATCAAACCATCAACAGTGTGCAAAGCTTCCTTCTCAACCATGGCACGGCGCAAATTCTTTTTTACATGGGGGATACTAGCAATCGATGAACGATGTTTATATAACCCCCCAATTTCATACACAGATTGCAATACAGAATTATACGCCCAAGAAGAGACATCAGTTAATTTATCAGAAAAATACTGAACAAAAGTGGGTCCACAAGATCCATATATATCCTTAACAACATCACTCAAAAAAGAAATACGAAACTCATTTAAGTGATTATTAAAATATCCACTAGGTGGTTTAGGATATCTCATAGACTCCATAAACAACTGACAATGTTTGGGCATCTTATCCACCAAACTCCAAGCAAGGCGACGTGCCTCTGCTCGAAAAAAACTCCTCTCCGTCACGGACCCCAATCATTCTCTGCATTGCAGCATACAGAGTCAAGACACTTTCTCCATACTGAATAATATGCGCATCATGAAGACGGAGAAATACAGTCTCTGTCCTAACCTTCTTGCGCCCATCAGTAAATGCTGGTAAGAAAGTGTATGTTGGGTGTGGCTGAAACTTAGAATAAAAAGGCCTTCCACCAATACTCCCTGATATGATAGACCAATCACTTCGGCTATCATAAACAGGAAACTGGCCATCTTGCACTAAAACGTTAGAAACACTGTCGGGCATACCATAACGAACCCGATTTCCAACTAAATGTGCCATGTTCCGGTTAATTTTACCTGAACTTGTGACCAGAAAACCGCCATTATTACTCATTTTCTCCGTGACCCATGGTTGTAACATATGTTGATACATAATATAATGCCTGTGCATAATATAATATTCTGAGGTGCTCAAGGCCAACTCCTCATTAAGCGTTAAATCAACGTGCTTAAGAGAATAAGCATAAATGGCCTTAATAGTTGAAGTGTCCTGAACAATTTGAGGAAATTGCTCTCGCAACCTCTCAAACAGTGGGAGATAAACAAACCTCTCTCCTCCAACGGACCGATGACTATTGCCTACATCATCGACCCATATATGTTCAGGCACACACAACTTAACAACAAAAACACTACCTCGGAACAATATGCACGGCTCAGTGGTAGTGATTAAAGCACCATTACCATTAATTGAGTCAACATACCTAATATCACTGGGGAACAAACCAACCACATCTGGAAAATGCTCACCACAAAGCACCTTCCCATCTCGGTTATAATAATAATACAAATTATCTACTAAATTAATGCGTGTGAGAAAAATTACTTGATTAATATCTAATCTACGTTTAATATCCTCTTCC